TGGATTATATGTTATCGTAGCATCTTGACTTGGTAAATCACGCAAGTTCCAGTTGGTTTGATATACCAAACTGCCATTTTGATAGTATTCTATTTGTGCGTATTCAATATCATACTTTGGTGGGTTTGGTAGAAATGCTATACCTGAATAACTTACACCACCGATGGTTGCCGCATTGCTAACCAATCTACCATAGTCCAGTCCAATGCTGTAATATCTTATTTCTACACCTTCACTGGTGGTTGTTTCAAAAGTCGAACTTGGTGTGATATTGGGTATATCATAATTACCTCCGGTGAGTATGCTGCCATATTCTCGCCAGTTGTGCAACAATCCTTCACCGCTGCTGCCTGTTTTGATGCCGCCTAAACTTTCTTCCAATGCTTCATTGCTGTTGGTATTGTGGAATCTAATCCAAGTTTCTCCGTTGTAAGGTCCAGTGAATACTTCAAAATATCTTACGGTATTGTTGCCCTGTAAGAAATTGTCAGGATCTTTGATAGGCGGTAGTATTGTGTTGATTGGTGGTGCTACCAATTCACCTGCGCTATCAACATCGCCCGGTGTCCAAGAACTATCTGGATCATTGGGTGGAAATATGCCCAATGGATATTCCGGTGCTGGTCTAACCAAAGGTTCTAATGTAATAACATCAGGTCTATAAACAGGCGCTGGCAGCACTACTTGTGCTTGTTTAACATATGGATATAGTGCTGCATCGTGTTCGCTTGCTTCGATATTTACGGTGCCTTCTGGATCCAACTTCATTGCCATTACACGGAAAGTTTTTTGATTTAGATTTAACACATCGTTCGTAATGGTTATGATATCACCAATATCAACATTCAATAGTTCTTGTGTAGCACTGAACATTATTTGACGACCAACACGACTTTTTTTGTAAATCATTCTTGCAAGATCAAGTGCAATGTGTTTGTTTGTTATACCAGGATATTGGAATTCACCAATCAACGGTTCATTGTTGTCTGTGCTTAAATCTCCGTTTTCAGTGTAGATAACACTTTGCGAACTCCATTCTTTGTCTGGATCAACAAAATTTACACGCACTTCATTAAACTTGCGGTCTTTCTTTTCACCTTCCAATTCCATTGCGCCAATATAATGTTCTTTTGTAACATCAAACGCACTGGTAACAACGCTGCTTTGGATATCAGTTGGATGGCCACCGTCTTCAATTTTTAGTTTGTATTTGCCTTGACTATAAGGCAAAGCACATCTTGAATTGGCAATCAAACTCTTTAGTGTTTCAAAGTTAGCACCACCCGGTGATGCCACAATGTTTAGTGTGTGTGATCTACCACTTGCTCCATCGCTGTAAGTTACCGTTTGTTCATATTTGTTTGCTGCTATTCTAAAACTATCGCCGTGTATTTTAGCATCTGCAATACCACATCCAAATAATGAGTTTGTCATGTAATCTGCAATAATACTTGCTGGATTAAAACTATAGGAAGTTCCGCTGACGCTGCTGATACTACCACCTACAGGAATATTTCTTACATCTCTAACTTTGCGTCCTAAAACATCAAACTTTACCTGTGGCATGCCGCCACGATATGGATTTTTATCTGCTTCTTCTTGTGTGGTTATCTTTGTCCATTCGAAACGGAAAACAGCATAGGCCAATCCTGGACCATGTCTTTTCTTTTGACCCCAACTTTTGCTTTCATTGGCAAGACTACTTTGACCTTGCCCTGGTTCTCCATAGAACAACTGGAACTTCATTCTATTGGCAAATCTGCCCGAGGTTACCGTATAAACCTGCTGATTGGTATAAACACCATCTGCTTCTGTTGGTAGAGGCACTTCAATATCATCTACCATCATCTTTTTAACACCTCTAATAGGACCTTCACCTATTACATAAACGCCATAGAGATATTTGTTAGTTTCACCATTGCTTTCTAAAAACACATTGATGCCACCTACTCGTCTAAAACCGTAGATGATAGGAATAGGAATATTGGATCCTTGTTTGGTAATGGTTACACCTACCGCTTCTGCCTCTGGAGTGTTTGTTCCTGGCACATCTACACTGGGCATGTCTGTGGTTCCAGTTCCAGTTCCACCTGGCCCTGTGCCACCAACCGTAGGAATAAAACCGCCAATAACAGCACCAATAATATCGCCAACAAAATTGACAACGGCCTTTACAACTTTTTTAACAACTTCAACAACCGTTTTAACAACTTTCTTTACGACATTTACAACCGCTTTGACGACTTTTGCCATATCAATATTCCTCTAATTCATCCGGAGAGTAAAAGAACTCTTCTACTTGATCTAAAGGCATAACAAAAGTATAACCTACTTCTTCCATGCCATAGTTTTTCCAATAACTTCTTGCTTTGCTTACAACACGATCATTTACACTATAATCTTTGTTAAACATTGCCACACTGGTTTGGAAATAAACGCATTCCATTTGTTTAAAATAATCAATGCAACTTTGCATAAGTGCATCTGCTACTTCATACCCTTTGCGAACATCTTTTCTTACAAAGAACAAGATTTGTTCGCCATATACTTTTTTATTCCATAGTTTTTCTTCTACACAAACCGTTGCATAACCAATCCATTCCATGTCTTTGATTGCTACAAAAGTTCTGTAATAAGGATTGATCAACATCTTTTTCATCTGCTGTTTTGCCCAACGATCGTCCATGTCATCGTGTCCGGCCAAACCCATGTCGTCTGCATGTAATCTGCAAAGATCGAAAATTTGATTTAGTTCGTGTGCTTCTACTTCTCTTACTCTAATCATATCTTACCCCATAATATATCATTGATGCTCTCGTGAGCATATTCAAAAAATCTATCATCAGGATAATTTTTTTGGAGACTTGCTTCTGTGGTTCTGCGACCATTCTGCTGTGTAAAATTCACAAACTGACTGGCCACTTCTACAACGAGACTGGCATCATCATCTCTATCGCTGATACGATATCCTGATATTCTGCCCTCGTAAATGTTTATTGGTCCAGATCCAGCACTTTCTTCACCTATGATTTCAAACTCATTGTTAGGATCTAAAAATGCTTTATAAATCACAACCTCTTTGTTGATAAGTGTGCTTTTGGCAATTGCTTGAACCAAACTTAAATTTAGCGCACTTAAAATAATGTCGATGTTGGACACTTGAAGTTCTGCTGTTTCTTGTGTTTCTGTAATACCTAAAAAGTTGCCCTGTGCTTCATAGGTTTGTGTGCCTGCTGTAGGCGAAGTCCAAGTTAAATCAAATGGACAATCTGTAAAGTAATACGCACCCCCATCGTAATTCAACTCTATGAGTAGAACACCTAATAAACTATTACCTGCTAATATGCTTGCGACGGTTGATTGTATATCTCTTGGCATTAGATTGTCTCCACCATTTCTAATTCAAACGCGGTATAACCTTCTAAAGTATAGATGTATTCTTGCACATCTTGGTCCATGATCATTCTAAATGGAACAGCATTGTGTATTATTGTATGCGAGGTAGTAACTGCCTCAATCAACGCTGGTTCTATGTTCAATGTGCCATTGCCCGAACCATCTGTTGTAATATCTGTAGTTGCCATATAAACTTTAGTATGATTGCTGAATCTAACAACATCACCTGCTTTTATTACCGTTGCGTTGTTTGCGCCACTGGTAAAATTCACGGCAGTTGCTCCACCACTGGTGTTTGCACAAGTTAAAACCGTGCTGTGATATACGCTGTTTGCAACACTATAACTGATTTCAGGCAGTATGATATCAAACTCATTGATACCACCTCTACATCTTGCAATGTAGGCCTGTATGGGTCTTGCTTGTGCTTGTGTCAATGTCGGTGTTGCCAATGTTACACTCCATAGTGTTGTAGCACTGGTTTCTCTGATGTATCTACCACTGGCAGTTTGACTTCTTTTGGTAATGTTATTGCTTTTAAAGTTGGCACTAACAAAACCTTCACCAACTGGAAAATTACCGGATAATAATGCCATCAATAAACTCCTACTCTACCTCGTCTTTGCATTGCATCATTGATAATACCTGTGATAGTTGCTCGTCTATCAATCAACATACTATCAAAGTCTCTTGCATCTAATGTTGTAATGTTAAAATTCACGGTAACTGGGCCGCTACCGCCACCCATCATACCTAATCTTTCTTTAACGCTGTTTGGCATAACAACACTGGGATTTTTTGGCACAATAATTTCAGGACCGTTTTCACCAACCACCGATGGTTTATTCACGGTCATTTCACCACCTTGTGCGTATCCTGTATATTGCAAACTACGGATTTGATTCACACGAGCAATACCCACAGCAATGGCCGCCGCCGCTGCCGCAGCACCTAAAATAGGACCTACAAACGGAATCACTGCCAACGATGCATAAGCGGCAGTAGCACTTCTATAAGTATCACCAATTGCTTGTGCGATAGCAAATGCTTTCCATGCCTTAAATGCCGCTCTGTTGTGATCTTTAAAAGCACTCAAACTATCTGCCAAACTACCTACAATAAAACCAACTCTATCTTTTTCATAGTTGATCAAGTTTTCAGTTTGCTTGCGTTGTAGTTCTTGTAGTTTTTGACTATTTGCTGCTCTGCGTAGCAACATTCGGTCTTCTTCTGCCATCATATAGTTGCCTGCTGCTACTTGTGCGGCAGTGCGTTTTTCTATTTCTTGTAAAGTAAGTGCTGTTAAATCCTGTTCAAACTGACGCTTGGTATCAAACAACTGGGCATCTGCTGCTCTAACCAATCTATTGTATTCTTCTTGACTGATTAGTTTTTGATTTAATGCCTGTTGGAAGATTGTTATGTCTCTACCATATTCTCTCTCTGCCAACTCTACGGTGTTTTGTAGATAAGTTGTGTATTTCTCTTGAAGTTTTTCTATTTCTTCACGCAAGTTTCTATTGGATTTTGCGCTTTGCTCTGCTGCTTCGCTTTGTTGTGTAGTTGCGGCAGTGGCAGCACGGGCCGCATCAGTTTGTTCTGCTAATGCTGCTTCTAATGCCTGCTGTTCTCTAACTTGTGTAGCAACTGCCTCATTTGCTTGATCATATTGTTCGCCTGCAATTGTCCAAGCACTGGTTACATCTGACAAAGCACCATTTACCGTATCAAGAGCACCTCTAATGGTTTCATTTTGCTGTAGATAACCAACACCACTATCAACCACATCATCTATGGCAGTAGAAACAGCATTAAATCCTTCTACTACCATACCACCCATCGCTGCTGCTACATCTCTACCGGTTTTTTCAACTGCCTCTAAACCCGGAACCCATTCTGCGATAGCATTGTATCCATCTATAATAGCATCAATAAAATTGTAAAACTTCTCTTTGATCCAATCAATAACGCCAGCAAATATCGAACCCAAATAACTGCCTACAGCGGAGAATATTTCTCCTACTTTGTTCATTACAGCAACAATTTGCGTTAGTGTTTTACCTAAACCATTATCAAATGCCAAATATGCCAAAAGCGTAGTCACTGCCGTAATCAAGAAACCTATTGGGTTTGCTGCGATAGCAAGTGTCAATGCTCTTATTGCACCTACCGCTCTAAATAT